CGTGGTATACGACCGAAACAACAACATTGTACCAGTCAAAACAGTCTCGAGGGGTTTCATCGACGGAGCCATGTCACTCCTGGACGCCTATGTGACCTATGAGCGCCACAAGGAACTGATCGACAGCCTCGTCTAAGAAGGGAGGTGAGCAAGATAGATTTCAGAAACATGTTCAGCAGTATATTCGGAGCCAAACCGAACAAGGAACCTCGGAATCTGAGGTTCTTCAATCCACTAAACGGTTCCCTCCCGACGGTCAGCAATACCAACGGCGACGTTTATTACAACTACTTGATGCGTGCTTGCCTCCGGGCCATCGCGACGCATGTTGCCAAGGCCGACGTTAAGCACATCCGGTTCGTGGGTGGTGACACCATACCCCAGAACAGCGACCTTGCTAACCTTCTAGGAGGGCAGCCCAACCCGTATATGAACTCATCGGAGTTTCTTTTTAAACTAACGACCAATCTTCTGATCCATAATAATGCCTTTGTGTATATCAAGGAGGACGATCAAGGAAACGTCGTGGGCCTTTACCCTTTGAACACCAGTTTCGTCACCTATATGGAATCCTCAGAACCCACAGTCGATGAAACCGGGAACCTTTTTGTAAAGTTTAACTTTCGGGGAGGCCAACAAGTCCTTGCTCCCTATTCCCAAATCATTCACATCAAGCGCGACTATTTTGAGAACGACCTTATGGGATCGTACAACGACAACGCGATCTACCCATTGATTCAACTTTGCAACACCGTCCATTCCGGAATCGTCAACGCGGTCGCGAACGCTCCTGCGAACCTTCGCGGTGCGCTACACTTCCCCGGAGTGCTCAAGTTATCGGATGTTAAAAAGAAGGCCGACGCGATCCTATCCAAGTTTTTTGACATCAACAACAATGGTGGAATTATCATCACCGACGCTGAGACCGGGGAATTCACTCCGATTGAAAGCAAGGCCATCCTCTTGGACGCGGCCCAAATGGAAGCCATCCAAAAACAAGTCTTTGGCTATTACAATATCAACGAAAAGATTGTGTTCTCGACCTACAACGAGGACGAACTTTCCGCTTTTTATACCGCGATCATTAGTCCCATCCTCAAACAGTACGCCGAAGCGTTCACCTTCAAGCTCTTTACCGAGCGCGAGCGCGGATTCGGCAACAAGATCATGTTCACCTCTTCACGGATGCAGTATACCAGCGACACCACCAAGGCCGCGATCATCCAGTACCTCGCACCGACTGGATCACTCTCGGTCAATGAGATGCGTGAGATGTTTGGCTTTGGGGTGATCGAAGGCGGCGAGCGACGTGTGGAAAGTTTGAACTTTGTCGATGTGGCAATCAAGAACGACTACCAGATGAAGATGGCGAAGCCACAGGAACCCGCAGCGGCAGCACCCAAGCCGGAGGTGGTGTAATTGGTGAACAAATACCCAGCTCAACAGCCCCGACAACCTGGAGAGGGTTGGGATAAATAAGCAGAAAGGTGGGGGCAAGCATCAATGCCAAATAAAAAAATTGAATACCGGGCGCTCGAATTACGCGCGAGCATTACGGACACAGTGGAGGGCCAACCATGCCTAAAGGTCCTTGATGGACGGGCCATTACTTTTGATACCCCGACTCCGATCTTTCAGGACTCAGACGGAACGCAATACTATGAGCAGATACACCATGACGCATTAGACGGTGTCGACCTCTCCAATGTGGTTCTGAAATACAACCACTCCGAGCACGTTCCACCCTTGGCAAGCACCAAGGCCGGATCGCTTGACCTGATGGTCGATGCAACTGGACTTAGTGTTGTTGCAAGGATGGCGAACACAACCCAAGCGAGCGACATTCATGAACTGGTGCGGGGCGGCAATCTGGATAAGATGTCCTTTGCCTTTACGGTCGCCAACGACAACTACGACTCCAAGACCAAGACCCGCACCATTTTAAAGTTTGATAAAATGTTCGACGTTTCAGTTGTGGACTTTCCGGCATACGAAGCAACCTCTGTGTCAGCAAGAAGCGGTATCGAAGCCAAGAAAGAAGCCCGGAATCGGATCGAACAAGAAGAACAAGAGGCTGCAAGAAAAGTGGCCGAAACCGAAGCCTTAGCAAACCGTCTCAAAGAACTTTACAGGAAAACAATGCTGTAGTGCCACCGCAAAGCGGAGGCACTTTTTAATTTGAAAGGTGGATAATTAAATTGATTAAAAGACTTAGAGAAATTGACGCTCGTAAAGCTGAAATCAGAAGTTCAATCGAAACAAACGAGAACCTAACCGACGAAGCAATTAAGGGTATCGACGCGGAGCTCACAACTCTCGCGACAGAAGAACGCGGTATCTTAACCAAAATGGACATTCTGGAACGCGCCAAAGGCGGTAACATTGGCAACCTCACACCAGTACCACAAGCCACAGGCTTTGTAGGCCAAGGTGGATTGTCAGCAGGGGAGTATGACCAAGCCGAAGCCAGAAAGACCAAAGAGTACCGGAGCGCCTTCTTCAAAATGTTACAAGCCGGGAAAGATCGGTTGACTCACGAGGAGCGAAGCTTGCTTGAGCGCGGAAACGCAATTGGCAACGGTCGGAACCTCGTCGAGTTACGTTATACTTCAGGATCTGGAAGTGCCGGAGCCGCGATCCCGCAAATCACCCTCGATCAAGTCGTCCAGAAAATGCTCATCGTATCTGCTGTATATCCTTTTATCAGCAAGTACAACCTCAAAGGAAACCTCAAAGTGCCTTATGAGAACGTGTTTATTGATGCCGCGTGGACAGCAGAATCAACCTTGGTGTCGTCAAACCCCGGTGACGCTTTGGGAAGCCTAACCCTCGCGGCTTATGACCTTATCAAAACGGTTCAAGTTTCTCGCGTGGTTGAGCAATTGTCTGTTGACGCTTTCGAGGCTTATATCGTTGACAAATTGTTCCGCAAACTCATGACCGCCATCGAAAACGCTGTTTTGAACGGAACTGGATCAGCCAACAACCAACCAACTGGTATCTTGAACGCTGTGACTTGGACAGGCTCTAACACCTACACTTATGGTAAGGCTGGCGCGACGCTTTCCTCGTTGACCTACGATTCCTTTACTGGTGCAAAGGGACTTCTGCCAGCACCTTATCACCCAAGCGCTTATTGGGTGATGTCCTCGAACACACTATACTCTGGCGTGTGTGCCATCAAGGATGCAATGGGCAGACCGATCTTCCTTGAGAACGCACAATGGGGTTTAGGGGTAGCCAACGGTCAAACCCCTGACTATACAGGCAATACTGTGGTTGGTCGCATCCTTGGGAACCCGGTCATCATGAGTCCTTTTATTCCAGACGGAACGATTCTTCTCGCCGACCTTCGGTTCTACCACTTCAACCTGAGCGTGGATATTCTCATCGAAAAATCCTATGAAGTAGGATTCCTGTCCAACGACGTATGGTACAAAGGATGGCTCTTGGCTGATGGCGGCGTGTCACAACAAGAAGCCTTCGTTAAGGTTATCAACCACGCGTAATCTAAATGGATATGGAGGTTAAAGAATGTCAATTGCAGCGCTCAACCCTTTTAATGGGGAGTTAGTTCAAACCGCAGTACAGGGAGTAACATGCAACTGGGTATTTGATGCCGGGTATGTTGTCAACCCCAATGCCGCCAGCGCCACATCTGTTCTCGCCAATACAGCGCTGACAGTAGCCACCCAAACAATCACAGTCGGGATCACCAATCCCGACGTTCCCCGCAATACGGAGATCAAAGGTGCTCTGGCGGGATCAACCGGGAACGTGGTCATCACCGGGACAGACTTCGCCGGGGCCGCGCTGACCGAAACCATCGCTCTCGCCGGGACAGCAACAGTCGCCGGAAATAAAGCCTTCGCGACCGTCACCAGTGTTGGTCTGCCTGTTCAATCGGGCGGCGGCGATGGCGTGAGCGTGGGGTGTGGATCAAAGCTAGGCTTGCCATTCACCCTTACCAAGAACACTGTCCGGTATGCCTATAACAACAACGTGATTGAGGCATCGGTCCCAACGGTCGTCGTGGACGCTGTAAACATTTGCAACAACACCGTCACCCTCGCGAGTGCTATCGCCGGGACTGTTCCGGTAGAGATTCATCTAACCATTCCAGGTTAAGGGAGGGCTTCTAATGGCGTTGGTTGATGATACAAAAATATACCTCCGAATCGACGCGAGTGATACCTCTTTTGATACTGAGATTTTAGACTTGATTGCCTCGGTGCAAGCGGAACTTATCGACGTAGGGGTAGACCCTACGTTGGTGGGAGCCGCCACTGATCCGCTAATCAAAAGGGCCATCACAGTCTATTGCAAGGCGTATTTCGGGTATGACCAAGACAATGCCGAAGCGTTTGCAAGTTCGTATGACAAATTAAAAATATATCTCATGAATTCAAGCACCTACCAAGCGGTGGTGATCGACTCTTGAAGTACGATATGCGAAACCATATCACCCTACAGAGCCGAGCCGCAGGACAGAACCAACTTGGAAACCCTCCAGAGAGATATACAACTGTGGCCACTTTTTTTGCGGCCTATGTTCCGAACAACGGTCGGATGTACGTCGGGGCTTCTCAGATGCACACCGAGGCCGACTGCGAGTTCAGGACGCGGTACAGTCCACTCCCTTTGCAGGGGATGTATATTCTCTTTAATAGCAACAGATACCTCATCCAAGTGGTTGAGGATGTTGGCGGCTTGCACCGGGAAACCCGGATCGTCTGCAAGCTGGAAAAGTAGGTGAAGCAATGTCTTACTACGAATCTGGATCGGGCGCAACGGAGTCGAGCATTGATGTGGATGACTTCATCGCCAAACTCCAGATAATCGAAAACCTCCCACAGTCTGTAGTCACCAAGGCGGCTAAGACTGGCGCTAATATGGCACTCAAGTTTGCTCGCACAAACCTCAAGCCGACCAATGCGACGTTCTTAGGGCGGCAAGGAAAGACCGAGCAACATGAAGGCGGCGACCTCTTAGATGCCCTGACCCTCCAAGCTGAAAAATCAAAGAAGGGGAAAAAGGTGTACATCATCAACACAGCTTGGTATGCACACTTCAAAGACCTCAAGTTCACAACTCGGAGCGGCAAAGTAATTGAGGGTTCCCACTTCCTAAAATATGCTTTGACGAAACACTTCGATGAAATCAAGGACTCCATATTAGAAGAACTTGTGGTTGGACTGGATAAGGTGGTGGCTAATAAATGATCGAAGATGGTTTGTTATCTTTAGTAAAAACAAAAATCCCTGACTTTATGGGCCTGACCCAATACCAAATGTATTACTTGGCTGTGTTTGACCCGGTTCCAGCG